GGAAAAGATGAACTACATGTATCATTCTTCCCTAGTGAGTTAGAAAAAACAGAAGATATATATACTGAATTTGTATCTATAGATTATGAAACAGAAGATCCTAAAAGAACTCTATACTTACATAAGTATAATCCACATTGGAAAGAAGAGTATGAAATGATCACATCTAACTCAGGGTTTCAGAGACATATAATACCAGTAGGGGAATTAAAAGTAATTAATGATGTTACAAATAGAGGGAATTCAATTGTAGACTTTGCTAATCCTGATTTACCAAATCCAGATGCACTGCTCCCTTCCTCCACTACTCCCAACCTATCTGCTGTGGTTGAAAAATTAAATGATTTAAACCATACATTAAAAGAATTAATAACTATAATTAAAAACAAGTAAATGGCAAACAGCGTATTAGTAATTGCTGATTCAGGTACAGGAAAGTCTACCTCAATCAGAACATTAAAACCAGAAGAAACTTTCATTATAAACATTGCAAACAAACCTTTGCCTTTTAAAGGGTATAAAAGCAAGTACACTCAGATATCAAAGGATAACCCAAAGGGTAACTTAACTGCTGCTGCAAGTGCACCTGGTATTATTAAAGCAATGAATCATGTAAATGATAAAATGGGCCATATCAAAACTATTGTAGTTGATGATTGGCAATATATGAGTTCTTTTGAATATTTTGATAGAGCAAATGAGAAAGGTTATGATAAGTTTACTCAGATTGCAGCTAATTTAGCTATGGTGGCTAAGTTACCTAAAGATCTAAGAGATGACTTAACAATAATATTCTTAACTCACTCAGAAGATTCAACGGATATCAACGGGAACAGAAAAATTAAAGCAAAGACTATTGGCAAAATGATTGACAATACTTTAACTTTGGAAGGTCTATTCTCTATTGTGTTATTTGGAAAAGTAAATAAAAATGATGATGGTGAACTTACCTATGGTTTTGAAACTCAAAACTCAGGAGAGAACACATGTAAATCACCCATGGGTATGTTTGAGGATAAGTTTATCCCTAATGACCTACAGTTTGTAAAAGATTGTATTGAAGAATACAATCACTAATTATTAATTAATAAAAAAATAAATTATGTTAAGTACTAAAGACATGTCTGCCGGATCAGGTGGAACAAAACCAGTTATTGGAACAGGAAACCAAAAAGTAAAGATTAATTCAGTAACGTTTGATCAAACTCCATATGATGCAGAAGCATATAACATTACTCTACATGTAGAGGGTGAACCAGTAACAGGTGAATTTAACGGTTTCTTAAAAGATATGAATAATCCTAATGGACCACGTTTTGAGGGCCAGGTAGGTAGAGTAAGATTCTCTCCATATCCATTTAAAGATGCTACATTAAATAATGGTAATGAGATCAGCCGTGACACTGAAGTTTTGAAAGCTATGGTTTTCTTATCTGAAGTTGTTGGTAAAAGATCTGAGCTTGATGCTATAGAAGCTTCTACAATTGAAGATTTTATGGTTAAAGCTGGAAATGTATGTTCTGAAACAGGATATATTAACGCTTGTTTAGGTGCACGTGAGTGGGAAAACAAAGAAGGTTATGTAAATAATGACTTGTTTTTACCTAAAAGAAGTAGAGATGGTGTGCCATTAGAATCATTAGATACAGAATCCTCTAACTTATTGTCATTTGACAAGAATAATACAAATCATTTTAGACCATTTCTTAAGAAAGAAGTAGCTAACTCAGGTAATTTTGAGCCTGCTCCTTCAATGGGAAGTGACTTTGATTTATAATATAAACCTAAAGAATGGGCTCAGTGTAAAGCTGGGCCCATATCTTTTTAATATCTTTGGTTTATGTTTAGTACTAAAAATTTAAAATTAGAAGAATCAGATATACCAAGTACATGGGTGTTTCAATATTATTTAGATTTACCTGAACAGCTTACAGGTCAAGACATTAAGATTAGATCAATATTTAATCCTAATGACAAGACACCAAGCTTTTGCATATATGTTGATAAAACTATTATGCAGTATAAGTTCAAAGACTTTTCAACAGGTAAAGGTGGAAATAAAGCTGACCTAGTTCAGTTATTATTTAACTTGGGTTATCCTCAAGCTACTAGAAGAATAATTCAAGACTATAATACATTTATACAAGCCGGGGGAACAACAGAGCAATCTTTTAAACCTCAAGCTAAATGGAAAATAGACTATATAAAATATAGATCTTGGAGTATTGAAGACAGAAAGTACTGGTTATCATTTAGGATAGGTAAAACTATGCTTGATGAGTATAACGTTAAGCCAATTGAATATTTCAATATGGCTAAAGATGACAATGGTTTGCATAAAAGCTTGCAAGTTGGTAGCAAATGGTGCTATGGATATTTTGATAAAAATAATGATGTATTTAAAATATATCAACCTAACAGTAAGAAACACAAGTTTCATAAAGTTAAAAATCATATCCAGGGTATTGATCAACTAAAGTATGAAAAACCGTATTTAGTTATATGTTCTTCACTTAAAGATGCAATGTGCTTAAAAAGTATAGGTTATAACATTGAAGTTATTGCACCAGACAGTGAGAATACTATGATTAAGCCACATGTAATGTTTAATCTTAAAAAGAGATTTAAAAAAGTAATAACTCTTTTTGATAATGATGATGCAGGTATAGCAGCTGTAAAAAGATATGCAGAAACATATAATATTTATGGATTTGTACCAACTATATGTAAAGACATATCAGATGCTATGAAACTACATGGGCTTGATAAAGTACATAAAATGCTAAAACCTTTATTGAAAGAAACTTTAAATAAATAAAATGGAATTATATCACGTACCTAGAAATAGTAGAATAAAAGTGGTTACTCAAGATAAAGTACCACCCGGAGCTCCACCAGTTGATGAAGGAGAAGAACTTAATTTTAGATCTATAGATGGAATGTATAGTTACTGCACCAGAGATAATGGTGAAGTAGTACATTTAGCAGCATGGACTGATGTAGAAATAATTGAAGATTATGGAAAATAAAAAATGGTGGATACCAGGAAACGTTCCTTCTAGTAAGAACGGTAGACGTTGGACAGGTAAATACTTTATAGCAAGCAAAGCCGTAATGAATTACAGAAAAGCAACAAAAGATATTTATGAAAAATATACTGAAGAGTTTAAAGAGGAATTAAAAAACCATGAACTTCCAGTAAAGATATCATTTGAATTTGTTAGAGGCAGCCGCCATAAATTTGACTATCTAAATCCTGCACAAACAGTACAAGATGATATGGTTAAGTATGGGTGGATTGAAGATGATAATGCTGAATTTATAATTCCTGCATTTGAACAGTATACATATGATAAAGAAAAACCAGGTGTATGGATAGAATTAATAGAGAATGGAAAAAAAGAGAATAATAACAATTGATGAATTTTTTAGATTTAAAGAGATGTTTCAGGGTTTACCTGATGATCAAGCTATAGCATGTGAACTATATAATAATGCAGATTTTGCAGACAAAGAATTAGTTGATAAGCTTATGGCCAAAGCACTAGTGTTTAAGGACCGTGTAGATTTTTGCATAGCTGTAAAATATACATTTAAAATAGGTTCATTCAATAGTAATAGGATTTATACATTCATCAAAGCAAGTAAAGTAGATAAAATATATATGGACATTCTTAGAAAAATAAAAGAACATGATTAACATACAAGACCAAGTTGCACGGACAACTAAAAGTTTAATATTTGCAGAGCCCTTTTACGGGCTCTTTTTAATTGGTATCAATAAGAAGTTTACTGATCAAATTCCTACAGCAGGAGTTAGTAAGCACGGTATTGGTATGCAATTGACTATAAACCCAGAGTTTTTTAGTAATCTTAGTGAAGATCACAGATTTGGATTAATTAAACATGAGCTTTTGCATATTGCATTTGGTCATTTATTATTGAGAGATCTATATTCTGATCATAAGTTATTTAATATAGCTGCAGATTTAGAAATTAACCAGTACATACTGGAAAGTAAGTTGCCGCAAGGTGGTTTATTATTATCAAGTTTTCCTGAATTAAATCTTCCAAGTAAAGCAGGTACTAAAAAGTACTATGAGCTTTTAGAACAGGCACAAGAAGATGGGTCTTGCCCATCATTAGATAGCTTAATTGACACTATGGATGGTAATAGCCCACACTGTCATGGTACATGGGAAGAGTTTGATGAATTACCTGAAGCTGATAAAAAATTGATGCAAAAACAAATTGATCATCAGTTAAAAGAATCAGCTGAGCAAACACAAAAGAAACAAGGTAGTATACCTGGTGAGCTTGCTGATTTGATTCATAGATTAATGCACATTGAACCGGCTAAGTTTGATTGGAAAGGGTATCTAAGAAGATTTGTAGGTAACTCTAGTATAGTTTATACCAAAAAGCTGAGACGTAAATATAATAAACGTTATGCAGCTAATCCAGGTCTTAAAATTAAATTCAAGAATCATATACTAGTTGGTGTTGACACAAGTGGATCTGTAAATAATGAAGAGTTAAAAGAATTCTTCAGTGAGCTTACACATATGCATAAAACAGGTCATAAAATTACAGTAGCACAATGTGACACCCGCTTGGTAAGCGTGGAAGAATTTAAACCTAAGAAAGATTGGGAAATACATGGTCGTGGTGGAACAAGTTTCCAACCAGTAATTGACCACTTTAATGAAAAAAAAGGAGTTTATACAGCTCTAGTATATTTAACAGATGGTGAAGCATACTCTCCTGATGACTGTCCTGCAAATACCTTATGGGTACATAGTAGTGTTAGTTCAATCAATGAGGAATTACCAGGACAAAAAATCAAATTAAATTAATAGAAAAATGGCACAAGTAAATTTAAATGTAACAGAGTTAAAAGGATTTGTAAATCACATAATCACAAACAATAGATTTCTACAGGAGGGTGGTAAAAGCCCTGTATCTGTAGAAGTAGTAGGTGAATCAGGTATTGGTAAGACTTCTACTATAGTAGAGCTTGCTCAAGAAAATAACCTAAAATTTGTAAAGCTAAACTTAGCTCAGATAGAAGAGTTGGGTGACTTAGTTGGTTTTCCTGTACGTCAATTTCAGATGTATAAAGAGAAAATAGTACCAGCAAAGAAATTAGATGATATCAGTTATACTGCCGCACAAAGAGCTGCAGCTTCTTCTGATTTAGCTAAAATGGCTCCTGTGACAAAGAAAGTTGGTCAATGGGTTGATGAGCTTGCAGTACAAGAATATCTTAAGCAAGGATTTAAGATGACCGGTAAGAATAGAATGTCTTATTGTGCACCTGAATGGATTGCTGATGCAAAGGCCGGTGGTATCTTATTATTAGATGACTGGAACCGTGCAGACACAAGGTTTATTCAAGCTGTAATGGAATTGATTGATAGACAAACCTATATTTCATGGACTCTACCAAAAGATTGGCACATAATTTTGACAGCAAATCCGGACAACGGAGATTATATGGTTAACAGTGTAGATAGTGCACAGAAGACTAGATATGTAACCGCAAACCTTAAGTTTGATGTTAATGTATGGGCACAATGGGCAGAAGGAGCAGGGATTGATACTAGATGTATTAACTTCCTGTTACTTCATCCAGAGTTAGTAACTCAAGAAACAAATGCAAGATCTATTACAACGTTCTTTAACTCTATCTCTAGTTTTGAGAAGTTTGAAGACAACCTATCACTAATCCAAATGATTGGTGAAGGTTCTGTAGGAGATGCGTTTGCTTCTATGTTTACTACATTTATTAATAACAAGCTTGATAAGCTAGTAACACCAAAAGATTTATTGACTCATGATAATGAGGCATACATTTTAGGTGAGCTTAGAGGTTGTGTTGGTAAAGATGATACATACCGTGCTGATATTGCATCAACACTTGCTACAAGACTAGGTAACTATTCTGTTGTATACTCTAATGAGAATACAGTAAGTCAAA